CGCTGCAATCGTCTGTAGGAGACAACGCTGCTGCAATTCAGTCCGAGGCTACAGCCAGAGCTGATGCGGATAGCGCTCTTGCTCAGGACATAACGACGCTGCAATCCTCGGTCGGAGACAATACCGCAGCAATTCAGTCTGAGGCTACGGCAAGAGCCGATGCTGACAGTGTATTGGGCAGGAAAATAAATACAGTTCAGGCGACGATGGAAGACGCTGGAGAAGGGCGTCTTGCTGATGTTCTTGCTGGCTGGAAGTCAAAAGCGGCGATCCGCGTAGAGCAGGAAGCAAGGGCAACAGAGGATGAGGCGCTTGCGCGTCAAATTACTACCATATCAGCAGAGTCAAAAAACAACTCAGCTGCGATTCAGCAGGAAAGTATTGCTCGGACTACAGCTGATGAGGCTTTAGCTCATGACATAACGACGCTGCAATCCTCGGTCGGAGACAATACCGCAGCAATTCAGTCTGAGGCTACGGCCAGAGCTGATGCGGATAGTGCTTTAGGTCAACAGATAAATACTGTGCAGGCCTCTGTGGGCAACAATACCACAGCGATTCAGCAAGTGTCTCAGGCTCAGGCAGACCTTGAAGACAATATCGAGGCAATGTGGAAGGTCAGCATGAATATCACTGCTGATGGCAAATACTACGCTTCTGGGTTTGGGCTCAGCTATGAGAACGGCTCTGCTGGACTTCAGTCAACGTTTGCTGTGCTGGCAGATAAGTTCGTAGTGCTAAACCAGGTAACAGGAACGACAACGGCCAAAGCCGTCTTTGCTGTTACCGGCGGCCAAGCAATTCTCAATAGCGCGATTATCGGCGATGCAACTATTGATTTTGCGAAGATCACCAACTCGCTGCAGTCTACCAACTACGTCTCGCAGAGCACTGGATGGAAGATGGATAAGAATGGGACACTTGAAATAAACGGGTCAACAAGTGGGCAGGGCAGGATGGCGATATCAAATACCAGAATTGATGTCTTCGATGGTGCAGGGGCTCTTGCTGTAAGGATAGGGAGGCTATAATGGCATACGGTATAGCTTCTTATGTCAATGGCAAAGAGACTGTTAACGTTGCTGAGCCGCTGGCAATATTCTATGTGGTTAGGATTAACAACTTGAGGAACGGAACGCTGACATTCACTCTGCCAAATGAAGCATCACTGACTGATGTTATCCCATTCATTGGGCCTTCAAGCCGCACTCCTGACAGAGTATTCGATTTCGGAGGGAGTGGGGGGATTGGTGCGATAATTACCAATATCAGTATCGTAAATAGAGTGGTTTCAATAACGTTTTCAGAATCAACAGGACCTGTTTCCGCGCCAACATCACACTTGGTTTCCTTCTTTAACAGTAAGGGGCTACCGTGTACGGCATCCAACTAATAAGCCAGAACGGCAACCAGTTCATATCAAAACAGGCCGCGCCATTACTTTACTGGGGATATGTCGATGTTTCATTTACAGAAGGTGAGATAGCAAAACTCGATTACAAGTATCAGAAGCTGTTTAACCTGCCGACATCTGCCGGAGCAACCATCGCGGTAAGAACCATAAGTGTTACCAATCCGCCCACCCCTGGGACTAACGGAGCATACCTGTGGCCAATAAAACGGGCTGACGGTTGGAATGTAGCGATTTCCGGGGAAAACCCAACTTTCACTGCGAGGGTTTATGTTTTTGTTGATGCATCAACTGTTCCGCTCCCTGAGTATGGCATTGCCGTGTATGGAGATCCGGGTGAAGTCATTTTTCATAATGGCCGGCCGTCAATGGTCTACAAGCAGATGTTCTATAGCGATATAGACAATCCATTCACTCAATCTTCAACTCCTGTGCCATTCAAGCCAGCAACCGTTGTGTGGTCACCGAAAATAGAATCAACAGGACAGGGATATTGGCGGTACTACAACACAGCACACAGTGTTGGTTCAGGGTATGGAGTTGGCATGACCAGGGTGTTTGTCAGTGCAGCACCATACAATCTAAAAATTATTAGCAGGTACTACTACCCGGTACTAGATGCCGGTTACTACGAACAATTCCCAAATCTCGGGAATTACCCGATTTAACCTTTTCCAACCAGGATATTTCCTGGTTTTTTAATTTTGGAGAACACTATGAGCTGGTATCGCACAGGTACAGTAACGGTAACCAATGGTTCCACCACAGTCACCGGAAGTGGCACTGCGTGGGTGGCAAACAGCCGGGTAGGTGATGCATTCGTTGGCCCAGACGGGCTGACATATGAGATAACGAATATTGCCAGTGATTCGGCACTATCAATTTATCCGAGTTACAAAAGCAATTCTCAGTCAGGCCAAGGGTACTCTATCATTCCTGTCCAAGGTTATACCAAGAAATTGGCAGACCAGGCATCCGAACTGATAAATGACTATGATGATGCGCTGAACACACTTGAGACTGACTATAACCAGAACGTCAGCAACTTAACTATTGTCGCAACGGATGGCTATCGAAAGTCGATCGAGCAAAATTCAGGTGGAAGAAACACTGTCGTATATGATGCACAGGGAAATCCCAACATCATGTGTGTGATACCAAGGTTTAACGTTGAAGATCTCGGCCTGCCGGCATTGAATCTTGGCACCGGAACGCATCCGGCATTCATCACAAACGGGGCACCTCGAGGTGAGATATTAATCGGAAAATACCTGGCATCATCAGCACCTGGTGGCACTGCCGTTATCGGCGGCAATCAGCCGCGAACCTCAGTTAACTACGACGCTGCAAAACAGCTTTGTACACAAAAGGGTGACAATTGGCATCTTATGTCGATTCACGAGTGGGCCGCCATTGCGCTCTGGTCTCTGGCTAATGGCACTGTGCCTCGCGGTAATACGAACTATGGCCGCAGCCATGAGGCTAAGTGGGAAACCGCTCGACGCGCCGATAATGGATTGCCTGGAGATGCCAGTGGCACAGGTCGAACAGACACAGGCAAGGGCCCAGCAACGTGGAATCACGATCATACTGAGTTCGGTGTATGTGATCTGGTCGGCAACGTCTGGGAATGGATTGACCAGATGAAATTGGATGACGGCCAAATCCTGACAACGCTGGATAACAACCCATCATTAACAGAGGGTGGATGGAACCGTCACACAGCATATTACGATTCAACTTCAACTACCGGCGGCTCACCTATCCTCAATTCAACAGTGACAAATCGCATGGGTAATGTCGGTGACGACACAAACTCTGGATATAGCAACTCTGTCGAATTCAAGCTTCTGCAAAAATCGTCCGGTTATACCCCTGTTGAACTGCTCAGACAGCTGCTGCTAGAAACTGCATCAGACCAGACTGTTGGAGGGCGGCTATACACTAGAAACTATGGCGACCGATTCCCGCTTCGCGGGGGCCCCTGGAGCGGTGGCTCGAGCGCCGGGCTGGGCGCGCTCCTTCTGAGCGCTGCGCGGTCGCACTCGAGCAGTGGCATCGGTTTTCGCCCCGCTTTCTTTGTGTAACTGTTAACTGATTCTTTGGATGGCGCACGGTAGTGCGCCCTTTAGTTGTGCGGAGGCAAGTTGACAACGCTAATCATTGAAGAAAAATGCCGGGAAATGATGATGTACGGCTATCAAGCAATAAAGCAATTTCCAAAACATGAGCGCCATGTTTTAGGCGCGGAAATCAGGCTTTCAATGCTGCAACTTCAAAGATTGATCATCACGGCATTTAAGCGATACCACAAGAAGACGACCCTGACCGATTTAGATATCGAGCTTGCCATATTGAAACGGCGAGTTAGGCTCGCCAAGGACTTGCGGTATATCGACATCAAGAGATACGAAATATGGGTCGGCCAACTGGTTGAGCTTGGAAAAATGATAGGCGGCTGGATACGCTCCGTTAATGCCAAGCAACAGGGGACGGCATTATGAATACGCGGAACCGATTCCCGCTTCGCGGGGGCAACTGGAACAATGGCTCGAACGCCGGGCTGGGCGCGCTCAATCTGAACAATGCGCGGTCGAACTCGAACAGTAACATCGGTTTTCGCCCCGCTCTTGATGTAGCCAGAAACAACCATCCCAAGGGATGCTGTCAGTGCAATCATGAAAAGGATGCCGCCTCCTCGGCCATAGCCGGAACAGATATAAAGCCCATTGATGCGTCACTGGGCTGCTCATTCGAGAAGATATTTGATTTTGAGAATCTTTTATCGGCGGCATACTCATGCCGAAAAGGAAAAACAAAGGCGAATGCAACGTTGGTTTTCTTCAATAATCTGGAAGAGAACATTATAGAAATACAAAACGAGCTGATGTGGGGCATGTATAAAATGTCACCCTATCACCATTTTTACGTATTCGAGCCGAAGCGCCGTCTGATATCAGCCCCGCACTTTAAGGACAGAGTTGTCCATCGGGCTATATACAATGTTATCGAGCCGTTGTTTGACAAAACCTACATCTATGACTCATACGCATGTAGACGAGGAAAAGGCACCCACAAA